TTCTGTTCGTCGAGGGCTTGGCCAGCATCCAAGAACAGGTCGAGGATGGTGGAGCTGGTGACGCTACGGGGAGCGGCGTCGGTACCGAGCACCAAGTTGCCGGAGATCACGCCAGCGGTGTTGCCCTTGTTGGCGGCAACAGCGGCGGCTTTGGTGCCGTTCAGGATGTCGCCGTCGATGGCGATCTTCATCTGCTCAGTGGCATCGTTCGTGAAGATGTCCATGAGCTTGAGGTCGGTCTGAACAGCATCAACATCGTCCAGCACCAAGCTGAAATACTTGCCTTGGTCGATGTTCAGTTCCACGGGGGCGCTGTCGGGAACCTGATTGGTCAGGTTCATGCCCTTGGTGTAGTTGCTGATGGTGATGGTGGGGATCGTGCGGATCTTCACCTTGTCGCCTTGACCCTTGATCTCGCCTTCCCAATCGTTGTTGGAAATTTCGGAGAAGACCGTGGTCTTGTAGAACTTGGCTTGGAGCTTGCCGCTCCAAATTTCGGGGATGAAGTTACCGCTGTACTGGGTGTAACCGTTGCTTGCTGGATATGCCATTTGGATTTACCTTTGAAATGAAAAAACCCGCCGAAGCGGGTCTGTGTTGGACGAAAAAAAACCGGCTCTAAGCCGGTCTTTCTTCAACGAATCGGGTCATCGAATTCGACCCTCGAGTTGAGCCGCTGTGATGTCGGCCTCAATGGCGATTGCGTCCTTGTCTGAAACAGCTCCTCGGCGCAGACGGTCGTAAAACGCTGTGATCTCAGCTCGCGTCCAGATCTTCTTGGACGGTGGAGCCTCGGGCGTTTTGTTCGTGTCAGGCACGAGTTGCTGTTCAAGGCGTTGGGCGCTATTCGCCGCCCACGATGAAGATGTCTTCTTGTACGTTTGGAAGAACTTCGCCACACGAACAGCGTCGCGGGACTGTTCTGCTCTCGACAACAGATCGAACTTCTTCGAACCTGTCAGCTCATCAACCTCTTCCAGCCACTTCAAGAAGCCTGCGTCCTCGTTGAGCTGTTGCCACTCGGGCACCATCTCGGACAGAGACTTGAAGAAGTCGCGTTCGATGTTGTTGGTTGTTACCGTTTGAACAGACGAGAGCTGTGCTTTGAGGGCGTCGATTTCCGCTTGCTTGCCAGAGATCTCCTCGCGGGCGATCCGACGTGCAACGTCAATCAATCCTTCTCCGTACTGCTCGATCTCTTCTGGCTTGACCAGAGGTTCGACAGGTTTGGCGTTCTTGATGACTTCAAGCTCGGCTTGAAGGGCATCGAGTCGGCCTTTCAGTTCTTTGTTCTCGTGAGCGAAACGTGGAACCTCAGAGTTGTACTTGCCCTGCAATACCTTGAAGCGGTGTTCCCATGTGTCGTCCTGCTGGCCAGCGGGAGGCGTCTGGGAGTCGTTCTGTGGTGGAGGGTTTTCCTGAGACTGGGGCGGCGTTTCCTCGTTGGGAGGAGGCGTGCCCTCGTTCTGTTGGCTCTGTTGTTGCTGTTGCGCTTTGCTGAGTTCTTCAAGCAGTGCGTCGGCCTTTGCTTCGGCTTCCAAAACTGCGCGTGGTACGTTAGACATTGATACTCCGTGAGCCGAGACGGTCGCGGTCGAGCCTCGCGGGGATTCGAGCGATTCGTTCGGTGTTCTACGGTTTCCAGTTGAAGGGCTGGCCCCTTTTGCGGCGGAGTGCCGCTAACCACCCTGACGGGCAGTTACCGCGATTTGCGGATGACTTCTTCTGCGTTGGCTGATTTGTCGAGCAACTCTTCAACAGCCTGAGCGGCACCCTGTTGCCAACGCGAGAGCACTTCGTCTCTTGTGTTGCACGAGTCCTTGTACAGGTCTTGTAGTGAGTTCTCGAGCCATGCACGAATGGTCTCGAAACGATGATCGCCCTTGAGTGATGCAAGGGCGTTCAAAACTTGGGTGTCGGGCTTGCGAAGCATTAACGCTTGGGCAACAGCGTCTTGCTGTCGATGTTCGAAGTGTCAATGATTCGTTTGCCACCGGTGCGAGGGGCCATGACGGAGCGGCGACCTTCGTTGCCGTAGTTCTCGTCGTAGCTGGATGCACGCTCAACAGACAGATTCTTCTTGCGCTCAGCAACGTCTTCGGAGAAGGTCTTGCCGTTCACGCGAGCTGGCGCAGGCTTCGAAGCTGGCGCGGTCTTTGTCTCGACGCGAGGTGCAACGCGAGCTGGCGCAGAGGGCTTGCCGGGGCCGGTGTCTTTGTCGGTGCGCTGGAAGTCGGCCGCAGTCATTGGAGCCTTGGCTTCTTCCTTGCCGGTGACAGAGGTGGTGTTCGCGAACGAACGCTCCACTTCGTCGAAGTCAGCATCGTCGCGAGCTTTCGCGGCGCTTGCGGCCTTCGCGGCTTCTGCGCGGCCACGGCCAGCACCAAAGCGGTTGTAGGCTTCGGAGCCAACCTCGTCGATACTGCCCATGCGGAGGCGCTCGATGAGGCCAACAGACTCGCCCTTCGACGCTTCCATGCCAGCTTGTCTCATTGCCGCTTCTTCGGCGTCACCGCCGTCGGCCAGCATCACGGGCGTCTTCTTCATCGACATACCGCCATGACCGCACACGTTGGCGGGATGGGTAGGCTTGGCGATCTTCGGGTTCATCGACGCGCCGGGAGGCGTGCCGTAGATCTTTGCGTTGTGCTGTGCAGGAGCTTGCTCGAGCGGCGAGGTCTTCTTGTTGTTGGCGCGTTGCCAAGATGCGATGTCACCCATATCAGCAACCCTTCTTCTTCATTGAACCGACCATGCCGCCGTTGGCCATGCGAGGCTTCTCGGCGTACTGCTTGGGAGTCATCTTGCCGCTCGCCAGCTTCTTGCCGGTTTCCATGAGCTTGCCGGGTGCAGGGGTCTTGCCCTTCTGCTTTTCTTCGGCCATCTCGCGGCGCATATATTCCTTGGGCGAGACCTTGCCGCTCTTGACGGCTTTGGCCTCGGCCATTTCCTCGGCTTTGTCTTGTTTGCCTTTGAAGGGCATGGCCTTGCCGCCGTCGGCATAACCGCCGGGGATCATCCCCTTCTTGGGTTTCGCGTTCATCATTTGAGACTCCTTACATTGCTCGAGGCTGGACTGTGTTTGCGTCGGCTCCACCCATTGGGTTGCCAGCGGGATCGGTCGGCGTAGGCGCGGCGATCTGTTGAGGCTGTTGAGCCTGCAACGTCTGCATCGCCTGTTGGATTTGCTCTTGCTTGAACCGCATGGCTTGCACCGTGGGCACCAGCTTGTCGGTGTCCATTTGCAGACCCTTGGCCAGCTCGCGCAACAGGTAGGCGCGACCGTCGGCTCCGACGATCTGCATATCGACTGGGTTGGCAGTCGCGGCGAGGAACTCGTTGCGGCGGATCTGAATCTGCTCGCGCGCCAGTAGCCCCATCGCACCCTTCGATACAACCTTGAAGTCGCCCTTGATGTAGGGGTCAGGGTTGTACATCATGTTGTGGATGTAGTACCGGTGAACGATCTTCGAGACCACCTTGTCGATGTTCACGATGGCGGACTTGATGCCCTTGGCGGCGTTGTCCATGAGCATCGACAGACCGGACGCTGTACGACCGGCCCCCGATGCACCAGACCCCGAACCGTAGATGTAGTTCGGGATGCCAGTCACTTCGTCGGCTTGCTTGGCGAACTGGTTGTAGACGCCGATCAACTCGCCCGCCTTCATGTCGGGCATATAGAAGTTGACGGCCTTTTGGCCACCGCCGGTCTTGTCGGAGGTGGTCTGCCAGATACGCCACGGATAGAGCTGAGTCACATCCTCGCCATCGGCGAGACGGTCAACAGACACCTCGACCTGTGGGCCAGAGGCGATGCCCATGTTGTTCGCCAGCGAGCGAGCCGCGCCGTTACACATGACCTGCACGTCGCGCATGATCTCGGGCAGTGCTGTGCCCCAGAACGCGCCGGGGATCGTGCGCCACGAGGCGATCTCGTAGGGGCGCTCACCCAGAGGATCGGGGTTCAACACGACCTTGATCGTGAAGCTACCGATCTGCCATGCGTTGACTTCGTAGATCTTGGTCGGCTCAACGTCTTTCATGCCCCAGTCGAGGAGCATCTGACCCATCACCGGCCCCCAGAATTCGAGGGCTTCGATGATGTTGTCGTTGTACAGACGTGACCAATACTTGCCCTCGAGGTTGTCGCGGGTCTGGTCGCCGTACTCGAAATACTTGTAGCCGCGCTGACCGTAGGTCAGGATGGCTTGGTCGATGTCACCGTCCGAGTAGCCGGGGACACCCTTCATGTTCTCGAGATCCTTCACCGTCAGACGGTGACGTTGGATCAGGTAGCCTTGGTCAACAGACGAGGCGTTGGGCGAAGGGTAGATGTCGTATGGGCTGACGCGCTCCACCTCGCGGGCGAAGTCGTTCAGCACCACGGGTTGGAAGTTCGGCCCCCAGACCAGACGCTTCTTCTTGCGGACGTTCGGGCCTTTCAGAATGGCCGTGGGGTACGTCACGAAGTCGTCGATGAAGTCGGTGACTTGGCGGTCATAGCCGCCTTGCGTGAGCTGGTCGTCGATCACGTCGGCCATGCGCTCTGCGGTCGCCTTCGCTTCTTCCTTCATGGCCAAAAGAATCTGGTCATGCACTTCACCCATGCGGGTGCGGAAGGCTTCGGGGTGCAGTTGTGCACCCGCTTGCACATAGGCTTCTGCCTCAGTGCGAACGAAGTCGATGATCGACAGCTTGATCTCGGGAGGGAGATCGGGTTCTTCTGACGGCTCGAGATCGAAGGGACGGCTGTTCTGCAACATCACGTCTTGAATCCAAGACTTGGCGGCGTTGCACTTCACGTCGGTAATCATCATGTAGATGTCCGACCCACCGGTCATTTGAATCTCGTTGGCCTTCTCAGGCTCGTACTCACCACGTCGTTGACGCTCGCACTTCAACAGTCGTTCTGTGATCTGTTGCTTGGCGAACTTCGCTTTGTTCCAGCAGTTGGTGACGTGACCGGTAATGCCTTGCGCGATGAGGTCGGAGTTGTCCATGCCCTCTTCGGGCGCGGCGCTCACGTCGGCCTCGACGGGCGGCATTGCCTGATACACCTGAGTCATGGATATTCCTTACGTCCACCCTGCGGCGGACACTCGTCTTACTTCTCGTTTACGGACGTTCTTGCCTCCTTCCCTTGCCGCGAGGCATAGGTACTGCAAAGCGTCATGCGGGTGCGAGAACTTGTCTTTGACCGGGCGATCCCGGTATCTCTCCCCTGCCACCTTGAGGCGTTCGTATCGGTACCCACCGATGAACCCTTTGCGGAGCGTCTTGCACTCAGGGGACAGCAGAAACCCCGGCTCCCCACCCGCCATGCGGTTGAGGAAGAACGCGACAGATTCGCGGCGGGGGATGAAATCGTTTGTGTCGGCAGGCTCGGAAGCGATGCCAACCTCGAGCAACTCCTGATAGCAGGTGCGCTCGTCGGCTTGTGATCTGGTCACACCGGCAGGGTCGCCACGTGAGACCAGTCGCATCCCTTGGAACTCGTTCATCAGGATCGGCTTGACGATCTCTGAGGCGAACTGGCGAATGCCCATGTCCTCGGCGACCAGCTCCTTGAGGATGACCAGTTGGCCGAGCGGTGACACTTGGCCAATGATGCAGGCCGGGGTGAGACCGAAGTCCCATCCGAGGAACAGAGGGAGCATTCTGTTCGGTTCGATGGGGCCATCGGCCACATGAACCTTGTCGTTGTACTCAGGAAAGACAGGCTTGCCGTCTGCGGTCGTGCCGTACTGGCCGAGCACGAAGACCTTGATCCAGTCGTCCTGCTTGCCGCCGATCATGTTCAGGTAGTACCCATACCCTTGCGGGAGGTTGAACACGTTCTCGGCGTGCGGATTCGGGCGGTACGTGAAGTTGCCGAACTCGTCTGTTTCGCGGATCAAGCCACCGGGCTGATCGAAGAACTCCCAGTTCTCGGGGGTCTCTTCTTCGGCGAACTTGTAGTACCAGTGATCGTCGTCAGGTGGGTTGGTGTCGAGGATGACGCAGGGGTGAACGGGGCCACCTTGCATCTTCGAGGGGAAGCGACCCACACGTTGGGTCACCATGTCGAAGACTTCCTTCGGCACTTCCGATGCTTCGTTGATCCAAGCACCTGTTAGCTCGAGCGAGCGGAGCTTGCCGGTCTCTGAGGCTTTATCCAAAGCGAGGAAGATCACTTCCAGCTCGAGGCCGAAGCCGTCACCGCAGTCACGAATCTTCATCGTGGAGGTGATCGGCGTGTCCCACTTCATCGGAGCGATGTCCGAGTTGAACCATGTCTCCCACGTCTTGATCGTGGTGGACTTCAATTCTGGGTAGGTGTTACGGATGACCGCCCAACGGGCGCGGCGCACACCGTTGAAAGGCTTCTGCTTGAGCGTGTGCTGGAGGATCTCGAGCACACAGGTGGACGACTTGCCGGAACCCACTGGCCCCTTGATCCCGCGCACGAACGCTTCACTCTTGTGGAAAGCGGCGGCAACCGGGCCGGGGGGTGAGTAGGCAATAGCAGTCGTCATGCAGTGTCGGCGGGAGCCTTGAAGTCGGTTGAGATGTTGAAAGTCACGTTCACCGCTTCATGCTCGTGCTTGATGGCGGCGAGGTTGGGAATCGTCTTGTCGAGAAGCATCTCTGCGGCCTTTAGTTCGGCGGCGGTCATCTTCTTCTTCGCGGTTCCCGTGGCGACTTGATTCAGTCGCTCAATGATCTTTTTGGTCTGAACCAGTTCGATTGCTGTGGCGGCGTTTTCCTCGCGGAGCGCAATGCGTCGCTTGGTCATCGCCTCCTTTTGCTTGGCAGTGAGGAGGGCCATAACTTGTCCTTCGATTGTTTGTTGGTGGGCTGTATCCATCTCAGCCTCTACCGAGTGGTTACGGCTCCGAGATATTCATTCACCAACAAGCAAACGGACTGTCCGGCCCCCGACCTGTTGAATCGAGGCAATCCGCTTGCGTGTTGAGAACCCCTTTCGGGGGTTAGTCGGTGAAGTCAGCGAGCGAGGAGACAACCGAGTTCCCGCCCTTCACTGCGGCAGTTCTCCTCACACACCGCTTGAGGTCAGCCTGTCTGCTGGTCAGGCCGAAATCCATTGCATGAAAAAACCCGGATGGGCACTTGTCCCACCCTGCACGCAAATGTAACGACTTGATCCGGCGGGAACAAGGCTTCTTGTGGGGGGTTTTCGATTTTTTTTAATTTTTGGGGCTTTGGCATAGACCCCCCATGTTTTATCCCGTGGCCCATAACCCACTGGGTACCGACTGGGTAGGGGTTTGGTTCTGAGACCCACCCCCGGAATATATTGGTTATTGGTTTACGGTTAGCTTTGGGTTGGGTACCCCGCTGGGTTCCTGCTGGGTTAGGGTTGGGTACCCGACTGGGATCCCACTGGGTTATTTCAGCTCCAAAAATAATACGGGCGTACTCGTTTAGCCCCCTATGAGCTGAGGCTGAGTCCTGATGGGGGCGTGCGTGTATAGGGGAGATAGGTAGAGGCTCAGGACGCCCACGGTCGTGCGCGCGGCCATGCATGGGGGGCGGGCGGGGGCGTGTCATGCGCGTGTGTGCGCCTCCCCTTCGGGGATAGCTGACCTGAAATCAGGTGCAAACCCAGTAGCCATGCGGGTTTCAAGGGTTGGTGTGCGTGCTGGTGTGCGTGCTCATGCCATGTACGCAGTCCCTTCGGGACGGTCTGTCGGTCAATCTGTTGGCGGTCGATGCCCCGAAATTCGAGTTCTCCGCGCCGTCGCGTGTGTGTTGGCTTAGCTTTTTCGGGGTCGAAGTTTTGCTTTCGCCTTGTGAATCAACCCTTTAGGGTTGGCGGACGAATCTGTTCTGGGTTGTTTTCACCCCTGTATTCAGTCCTATAAGGACTGGGGAAGAATCCGGGCCGTTGGGGGTCAAAGGTTTTCCCGGCGAACCCTGCGCGATCCTAGGATTCATGCGGGGTTCAGCGTGATCGAGCGCAATGCTCGGTGACTTTCAAAGTCACTCCATACGCACCCATGAAGGGTCTCTAGACCCTATGCGTGAAAGCGATCTGCTCGGTTCGGGGTCAAAAGGTTTCCCGCCCCGCCTTTCAAACCCCAACAGACCCCGAAAAACCCAAACCTATCCCTACGGGATAAACAAGGCTCCTTGACAATGTGACAAGGGGTTGACATACAATGGAGGCCAGCCGAGACAAATCGGCACCGCAAAAAACCCGAGCGGTCTAGAAAAAATGGGTGACGCCTAGGACGCAGTAGTGCTCTGCACCGTGGATACGGAGTGCATCACGAACATAAGCCGAAGGCTGACCGCTTTGACCCGAAGGTTTTCCAACTTCGGCGAGTGCGATAGGACGCCGCGAGGCGGTGGCTAGGACAACGCCACAACGCTACGCAGAGCGATAGCTCTGTTTCAACACACAAGTGCATCAAGTGCAGGTCATGCCTCCCCGTAGCCGTGACCTGTGCTGGACGTACTCGTCCACACAAACAAGGAATCTTGTTTTTCGCAACTCACGAAAGGACATTGCTATGCAATTCGATACCGTCTCCGCCGCTCACGACTGGCTCATCGGGCAATCCAAGACTTATGTCTTGGACCTGTTCAAGAAAATCAACGGTGGCTCCGTTGGCTTCGACCACGAACGAACCAAGAAAACCGAGTGCGTAACGAAGTTACTCACCGACTTCTCGCTCAGTCAGGTCACCGCCGCGATCATCTCCACACCCGCTCCCACTCAGGCGGTTGCTCCGCAACAGACTGTTGCCGCTCCGGTGGCTCCGGCTCAAAACCCCGCCGCCGCCCTCGATGCCCTCCGAGCTGTGCTCGGTGTGCAAGTGGATGAGGCGAAGGTGCGTGAGATCGTCCTCGCCGAAGTCACCGCCGCTCTGGAAAACAGTCCGGTGGTTCGCCACGTAGTGGTTCGCCCCGATGCTTCGGAGTGGAGACCCGCCGGTCACGTTCGCCCCGAGTTTCAGGATGTGCTCACCGCCGCGACCTGCGGTCTCAACATTCTGTTGGTTGGCCCTGCCGGATGCGGCAAAACACACTTGGCTCACCAAGTGGCTGAGGCGCTCGGTCGCCCCTTTGCCTCGATCAGTTGCACCGCTGGAATGAGCGAATCAGCCCTCCAAGGCTGGATGCTTCCCGGCGAAGCCGGTGCGTTCGAATACGTCACCAGCGACTTCGTTCGAATGTACGAACAAGGTGGCGTTTTCTTGTTCGATGAAATCGACGCCGCCGACCCGAACACTCTGTTGTTCGTCAACCAAGCGTTGGCAAACGGCTCGTTCTACCTGCCCATCCGCAAGGGTGCATCAAAGGTCGAACGTCACCCCGACTTCGTTTGCATTGCCGCCGCCAATACCTTCGGTACCGGTGCCAATCAAACCTACGCCGGACGCGAACGACTCGACGAAGCGACCCTCGACCGGTTTCGTGCCGGTGTGGTTGCCCTCGATTACGACAAGGCGTTCGAACGCAAGGTCGTAGACCCCGATCTGTTGGCTTGGGGTTGGGCGGTTCGCAAAAAGATCGCCGACAACAGACTGTCTCGTGTGATGAGCACACGTTTCCTGCTCGACGCCACCAAGCTGATGAAGGCGGGGCGCTCGTTCGATCAGGTGAAAGCAACCTACTTCACCGGCTGGAAAGCCGATGAGAAATCCAAAGTGGAGGTTTGAACTATGTTCAATGACATTCGAAAGCGCGGCAAAACCGACATGGTTTCGATCATGTGGGAATCGGTTACCGAACCCGCCAAGGCCGCACACCTCATCAAGGATGAGGCTCGCCGCAACAGAGCGGTCAGGTTTGCCGAAGGCAAGGCCGAATCCGGCGAATCACCCGAGCGTTGGTTCGGTGCTCCCTCGTTCTCCGTTCTGCAAGAACGGTTGACCAAGGGTTGGTCGGAGGGTGTCGATCGACTGATGAAGATCGCCCTCCGCGACTTCGATACTGTAAGTATCCGCCGCCGCCGCTATCGCTCCGATCAGGGCGACGAGGTGGATATGCAAGCGGTGTGGCGCGGTGACATGAGCCGAGCATGGACTCGGACTCGCCGCCAAGCCCGAGCCGGTGGCGTCCGCACCGTCACCATCGTGTGCAACCTCGGAGGCTCTGCCTCGACCAGCTCCGACAAGCTGTTCTGGCGTGGTGCATCCGCTCTGCGACTGGCTGACGCCCTCACGACTGCTGGCTACAACGTAGCCATCATCGGTGGCGAAGTTGGCTCCGATACCGGCGACAGCAAAGACATTCAGCTCGCTCAATTTATTGAGATCAAAGCCGCCGATCAGCCGCTCGACCTGAGTGCCCTCGCCTCCATCACCTGCATGGCAGGGTTCTTTCGAACCGCTCTGTTCGCTGGAATCTGTGTCGGTGCCGACATGGTGGACGACGCCGCCTCATGGGGCATGGGGCGCGAGTGCCACGACCTCGCTCCTCACCTCGAGGCTCTTGGCGTAGCCAATGCAATCGTTCAGCCCCGCGTCAACAGCGAAGCTGAGGCCACGGAGTGGCTCGAGGCCGCTCTGAAACAGATCGAACAGCCTATGGCGGAGGCCGCATGAGTGAGTGGCAGGGGCAACCCTGCCCCTCCGACTGTGCATTCAACCGAGTGCATAGCCGGAGGCTTCACCTCACACGAAAGGAACTTCAATGCCCCGTTTCACCCTCGACCAGATGCGCGAACTCGAAAGCGCGATGGACTCCCTCGGCACCGCCGCCGAAGCTCTCTGCGACACCGAAACCCGCAAGAAGGTTCGCGACCTTCGCTACCTGATCGCTGAGATGCGAGTGCTCGCCGGTAACCCGCGAGACCTCGAGGCCATCAACAGATTCACCGAACTGTTCACCGAATGAAAGGAACCTTATGCGACTGACAGTAATTCTCGGACTCGACCACGTTGAACCGAAGGTTCAGAACGAGGAGGCGCGCCGCCTTCTGGCTGACCTGAGCAAACAGATTCACACCGAATCGCAACAGCTCAAGGCGGGTGACTCGTTCATCCTCCGCGACCTCACCGGTAAGCGCATCGGCGTAGCTGATGTGTTCGCAAACTAATCCGCAACTCACGAAAGGAACACCGTGAATATCACCATCATCGAGGCCAAAGAAAAGCACCTCGCATTCAAGGGCGACACAGCCTCCGCGCTCCGCCTTACGACCTCGCTCAGAGATGCGTACACCGAGGCGGGAATGGATATGCCGAAGTCATTGAATGACTTCGTGTTCAACATCGAGGTTGCTCTGCAAAACGCTGGCGTTCTGAGTGACGACTTCGAGCCAATCAACACCGACCAACAGATCAACTCACCAAAGGAACTTCCATGCGTTTAACAAACCTCATCCGTGACTCGTTCGTTGCCGCCGCTATGCAAGATGTCCCGAAGGTGGACTACGAGAAACAGATCGTCGCTCTGTATCAGCGAGCAATGCTCGACGCCATGCCCCCAGAACTGGTTGGCCTCTACGAGAAGCACAAGGACTGGTTCAACCATTCGTACAAGCACGTTCACGGAGTGAACACGAGCTTTAGGGTGGTGTCCCCCGACAACACGAGCATCCCGCTCAACCCCGAACGAGTGAAAGAACTGGGCGTGCTACTCGAGGCACACAAGCAACAGCGACAGACCCTCAACGACCTGCGAACCAAGCTACATGGCGTTGCCTACGGGGTGACCACACGCAAGGCTTTGGTCGAGGCGCTACCCGAGTTTGAGAAGTACCTCCCGAAGGAGGAGGACAAACCCTCTCGCTCACTGCCTGCCATCGCGAACCTCGTTGCCGACTTCACGAAAGCTGGCTGGCCGAAGCAACAGACCAAGGTGAGCGCATGACGAGCATCGTCATCACTCCCTTCGACAGCGAGCACACCGAAGAACTCAAAGACTTTCTCTGGAAAGTCATTGAGCAAGCGGACTTCGCCGAATGTATGCCGCCATCTGTTCGACTGGTGGATGTGCGAACACTCGAGGCCGAGCGCAAGTTGCTCATCAATGCGATGCGTGAACTGCTCGCCATGCCTGAGTACGACGGGACGCAACCCACCTCCGTTGCTCGCCGCGCCGCGAAGCAAGTAGCTCGCAACCTTCTGCAATCAATCGAGGAGACCGAATGAACCTGAGCGAAGTCACAACAGACAAGCCGATCAACATCCTCTGTCACGACGGGACGGTGAACATCGTCAACGACAGGCCGGATGTGTACGAGATCACACCCGAGAAGACGCTGGCAATGGCGGAGGCCGTGACCGACGAGGCATGGCAACAGATCAAGGCGAACGACAGATTCGTCAAACGGTTTCGGTTGGTGTTTCCAACCATCGACCTGCCCGACCACCCTCTGCAATCGCATGGCTCCGGTGTGCGTCATGTGGTGGGACTCATCCTGCTCACCGACATGGCGCTCGACTCAGGCAAGCAACCATTCTGGCGAATGCCCGAGGCTCACCTCCACCCCTCCGCACAGCTCGGACTCGCTGACCTACTCATCTTCTACACACAAGGACGCAAGTGACCACCAAAGACTTTCAACTCACGACCATCGACGGAATCTGTTCGGCTGTTGGCACTCTGCTCAAAGAGCGGGACAAGAAAGACAAGCCCAATCCGCTGATGCTCGCCGCCTTCGCCGCAATCCTCAACCAGCTCGAGAGCAAGGGCGCAAGGAACGCTGGCGTGATGGATATGTGCAAACAGATTCGCCTCGCAATCGACCTTCCAAAGAAAAAGGAGAAACCCACGGATGACAAAGACACCTTCCTCTGAGTGCACGACCATCGTCAACGGCGTGCCCTGCTTCACAACCAAGTCCGGCATCAAGATCGGATGTATGTACGACCCACCTCTACCCAACTACATGACCCGCGAGTCTGAGTTCTGGCAACGCCGGTTACTCAAGCCAAGCGTCGCGTCATTCCCCTACACACGAGAGCAACTCGACGACGTGATGCAAGCACTCGCTGGCATCGCCTTCGGCTTCTCAATCCTCATCGTTTTCCTCACCTGAAAGAACAGACATGGCTCAACCCTGCACCGCAATCTTGATCGACCCCATCGCTCGCATCGTCACCGAGGTGACGTGGAACGGTGACTACAAACACATCGCACAACTCACCGAGTGCGACACCTACGACTGTGCTCGCATCAATGCACAGGGCGACGGCATCTTCGTGGATGACGAGGGTCTGTTCAAAGAACAGCAATGCTTCTTCTTGCACGAGGACTACCCGCAACCTCTGGCGGGCAAGGGGCTGGTGCTCGGCTGTGATGAGGAGGGCGAATCTGTTCGACCTCACACCACTCTCGAGGAGGTTCGTCAACGAGTGCGCTTCGTCGTACCGGTTCGCATCAACGGAGGGGAGATCACATGGCTCGATGCCTGACACCCCACCTGCACAACACACGGGCCGCTGATGCGGCCCTTTCTTTTTCTGCAACTCAAGGACACACCATGCAATTCACCACGCACAACGAAGGCGAGATCAACATCAATGGCACCTGCCTGCAAGGCGAAGTCGAGGCCACCTACGAGGAGCTGACGAATCTGTTTGGCGCTCCGAGCGGAGGCGACGGGTACAAGGTCGATGCCGAGTGGGAGATCAAGTTCGATGACGGACTGGTCGCCACCATCTACAACTGGAAGGACGGGCGCAACTACTGCGGCGAGGAAGGGACTCCGGTCGAACAGATCACCGACTGGCACGTGGGTGGTGACAAGACCGCCGCCGTGCAACGAGTGCAAATCCTGCTCGACCTGCACCGCGAGGGCAAGAGCGAGGCTCGCAAGAAAGACCCGCTCGAGACCGCATTCGAGTCAGCGTTCGACATGATGGACAGCATCAAGGCAACTCACGGCGATGACTACGCCAAGGTTGTCGAGATCGCTCTGTTGGTTCGCAAAAACCAAGAACTCATCGGCACCCTCGCAATGACTGCGGTACAGACGGAGGCCATCCCTGCGATGGCTGGCGCAATCGTCGAGAAGATCAACGCAGAGATCAGCTCGAAGATCATCGGCACCGCCGCAAAGATCGCGAACCTCGAGATCAACGGCAGGACAGCCGAGGAACTTATGGGTTGGGCAGACCGCATCCTCGAGGCCGAGAGCAAGGGCGCGGAGTCTCTCTTGAAAGACCACATCGCCAAGCGCAAAGAAAGCAAATGATGGTCGGCATTCAGATCGAGCGAGGCTATGTCTCCGCTACCGTCGCCGCCGGTCTGTTGGGTGTCTCGCGTCAACGCATCAACCAGCTACTCAAGGCTGGTCGATTCGATGGCGCATTCCTCATGGACGTTGGCGACGGACGCGAGATGTGGTGCATCCCTCGCAAAGCAATTCACTCACGCCCTATGGGCAGAAAGAAAAAGGTACGAGCTTATGTCACGAGTAATTGAAAAGGATTGGACAACAGAGTCAGGTCTCCGCGCTGTGGTGCTGATGACGGACATGGGTCATCGCTGTGGGTATGTTGGGATCGGAACAGATCACCCTCTGTTCGGTGTCGATTACTCCGAGCGACACCCCTCGCTCACGCTCAACCCCGAGCGGAGCACCGAAAAGATGAGTCCGATTCAGATTCTCATCGGCGCATCGAAGGGCATGGATGAACTCAACTCACCCGAGTATGTGTTCGAAGTGCATGGCGGCATCACCTACTCGAGCTACGGGGATGGCAAGTATCCGGTCGCATCGAACCTCTGGTGGTACGGCTACGACTGTGGACACGCTGGCGACCTGCCCGCTCCCGACTCTGAGCTGGCGAAGATCTACGCCTCGAGTGGGCTGGACAGAGATGGTGAACACCGCACCCTCGAGTTCTGCATCGCCGAGTGCGAGAGCTTGGCTACGCAACTCAAGGGGGTGAGCGCATGAAGTTCATCAAGTCATTCGATTGGACTGGCGCAGTCCTGTGCGTTCTGTTCAACACCCTGCTTATCAGCATCGGGATCGGCCCATTCGACAATCCGATCTCATTCCTGTTGTTGAACGCTGTGTACATCGCGAACGACACACACAAATACTTTCGCGGCCTGAATGAAGGCGGCGAGATGGTCAAACGAATCTGGGGAATCAAATGAAGAAGCTACTCATCACACTCGCCTTCGCATCCACCTGCGCTCATGCCGAGTTCTTCGACGGCAATGATCTGTTGGCTCACCTCACCGACAGCTCGAGCCAGATCAACAGAGCAATCGCGATTGGCTACATCGCCGGTGTCTCCGACACTGGGCTTGGGTCTGTGCACTGCGCCCCTTCATCCGTGAGCTTGAAGCAGGTAACCGATGTCGTTCGCATCGCCCTCGATGCAAGCCCAACAGACCGACACAAGGCCGCTGATTCTCTGATCCTGCGGGCGGTCAAGATCGCGTGGCCATGCCAGAGCAAAGGAAGGGGTCAGTCCATGTGACGACAATACGGGAATGATTGAAGTGATTAAGACATACAGCGACAGCATCAGACACACAGTCACCATCGGGAAGTCATACCGATGCGTGAACTGCGGAATCATTTGGGCGCGTTACAAGGACGCGCTCGCACATCAAGCAACTTGCAAAGGAAAACAAAATGGTTGACATGGACGAACTCAAAACGAAGTACAAGCACGGCGGCACTCAGCACAGAGTCATCGCATATCTGTCGAAGCATGACGCAGACGCATTCGAGATTCGGCGCGAGGCCAAGATCAATCACGACATGAAAGGCTTTCGCACCATCCTCGCCGAGATGTCACGAGCCAAACTGATTCTGTCTGTTGGTGAGGACAAGTGGTCTATCACCAATGC